AACAGTAGCCGCTGTACCACCTAATGCACCACCAGTTCCCAATAAACCACCAGCAGCCGCACCACCTAAAGCGGCTAGTACTACAGGGTCTTTAAAAGCATCTGCCAAGCCACCAAAGAATGATTGATCTTCTTTAGTTTTTATCGTGTTTACAAACTCGCCAGTAGGACTTAAAACTTGAACGTCTGAACCAACAGGGGCTTTGTAGTTAACATCGCCTGTAGTTTTTTCAAGATAAATGTTCTCAAGACCACCAATCTGCTGATCCATGCCAGAACCAGTAGTTTGATACTGAGGTGTAACACGAGTATCTCCAAGAGTAACTGACATACCCTCTGGGATTGTTGCTGCCACCCTAGATACAACCTCACCCTCTGGTAAACCAACAGCTTGAGCCATTTGGGTAGGAGAAATACCATATTGCTCCATAGCCGCGACTATCTGAGCATCGCTCATGCCTGGATTAGCAAGCAAGAAATCTATAATTTGTTGACTGGTCACGGCCATGATTGTTTACTCCGAAGTAGGAACTTGCGCTTCAGCCTGTTCTTTAATTTTAACGATTAAAGGCCAGCATCCGCTAGAGGAAGGAAGGTTTCCCAAAGCCTGCAAGATAAAGTTAATTTCGTTTGCGTCTAATTCTAATTTCATACTTGTCCCCAAGGTGTGCCAGTAGCTGTTACAGGATTCTTCTGCAAAGCAATATTAGCTGCAAGAGCCGCTTCTGTACTAGCTTTATCAACACCATTAGCCCACACCCATCCAAGCACAGTTTCTTGTGTTAGGTCTGCATAGGCAATCGTTGGTGTGCCATCAGCCCATGAGCAGGTTGAATAGATAGAGGCTGTGTAGTCTCCATCTACTGCTGTGGCTTGCCAATGTGCAGTTGTTACAAAGCCGTTTGAGGTTTCACGCTCAAGTGTTGAGATAGTCCAAGTCGTAGTCATACTGTTTCCTTTAAATTTGATTGCTGTTGTTTATAGTGAAAAAAACAATCTTTAATTTTGTTTTGCCAACATGGGCATGGGTCTTGATATTGGCACTCTTTGTTATTGCACCATACACCTGTAGGTGATGAACCCATTGTTTCTTGTTTGCACTCAGGACAAGTAGTCATGTCAGTCCTTTAGAGATTAAGGGTGTGATGCTTTGTAGGCATCGAATTCTGCTTTGAGTTCTTGAATAGCCGCAGTCAATGTAGCCACCAAGAATGATGTGTCAATGCCTTGGTACTTAGGGTTGCCATTTTCATCCACAGCATCTTTTTCACCAACAACAGCATCAGGTACAACAGATTGCAATTCGTGAGCAATAAAACCTTGACCCGATGAACCATTACTTTTCCATGTGTATGTGCATGGTTTAAGTTGGGCAACAGTAGTCAAAGCACTCGTCATTGGTGCAATGTTTTCTTTTAAACGATAGTCTGAAGAAGTTGCATAAGTAGTTGATGTATCGTTATGTGTAATTCTTCCAACAACACTACCAGCAGAATTTATAATACCCAAAACATAGTGTGTAGACGCAGAAGCAGTTTGTGATTTTGTAACAATGGTTGAGTAGCTTAAATCTTCGTTACTAAAATTTACAGCTTCACCAGAAGTTTGATAAACCCTAAATTTTTCAGTTCCAGAAAGACTCGTAGTCCCCACCAGCAAGTTACCGCTAGAGTCTATTCTGGCTCGTTCTGTGTTACCACCAGAAGCAAATTTAATAATTCCACTTGCGCCATCAGCCATCAAAGTAATGCTGCGATTACTAGGCGTATAAATACACATGTCACCAACAGAAATAGCACCATAAGTTGAATCGTAATATCCAAGAACTGAGTTAACTGCGGATGTAGTGGTGTTGGTAAAATTTAAAGCAACAGTACCTGACGCGCCAACATTTAATCTGCCAGTTCCACCAGTTAATCCAACTTGCAAATTCCCACTTGCATCCAGAGTCATCGCCTGAGTAAAGGAGATAGCGTCACCTGCTGTGCCTGATGCGGCTGTACGCCAAACGTGTTGTCCGTTTAGTTGGTAATACTGAGTTGCATAATCACTTGCAATGTATTTGTCGCCAGTATCTGAGTACCAATTACTTCCGAATGCTGTAAATGCACCACTTCCATAAACAGATGTTCTTCCCACTTGAAAAGTAGGATTGCCCCAAGCACTCGGAGTAACTCCCAAGCCTAGATTGCCTCCGTTTTTGTTGATTACTAAATCAGTCCATGCAACAGCGGGATTGATAGAGCCAATATGACCAACATTGTTGGTTGTGTCGTATCCAATGACAACGCCTTTGGTAGAGTTGTTACTGAAACGAGCCGCATAAGTTCCTTCATCACCAACAGTTAATGCTCCGCCTTTAACATCTAGCTTTACAGCAGGACTACTTGTACCAATACCCAACCCTGTTGAGGTGAGACGCATTTGTTCGGTATCATTCACAGTAACAACCAATGAGTGATTGCTTCTTGAACCCATGTAAACCAAACCATTGGTGTTGCTTGCAATAGTCTGAGCAATAACTCCTGTGCCTGTAACAAGGCTAATAGCATTGCCACCAGAGTTAGCAAGTTCTAAAGACCTAAATCCACTAAAACCACTTAGCGTATTTGTGCCAACACCTAAACTTGTGCCATCAAAGTAAAGCGCAGACCCAGTAGCCAATGCACTAGAACTAGATGCGTAAACCACACCGCCTGATGTGAATGATGTTAGATTTGTACCGCCATTGGCAGTAGGAAGTGTTCCTGTCACACCAGTTGTCAAAGGCAAACCAGTTGCATTAGTCAATGTTGCGCTTGTTGGAGTTCCCAATACTGGTGTTACCAATGTCGGAGAAGTCGCAAAAACAGCAGAGCCTGTTCCTGTTTCATCAGTTAATGCAGAACGCAGATTAGCTGAACTAGGAGTGGCTAGAAAGGTTGCTACACCAGTACCTAGACCTGATACACCTGTAGAGATAGGAAGACCTGTAGCGTTTGTTAGAGTCGCAGCAGAAGGTGTACCCAAATCAGGAGTAACCAAAGCAGGAGAGGTAGCAAATACTGCTGATCCAGTTCCTGTCTCGTCTGTCAAAGCAGAGCGAAGGTTTGCACTAGATGGAGTACCTAAGAAGGTTGCTACGCCTGTTCCAAGACCAGAAACTCCTGTGCTGATAGGCAAGCCAGTCGCATTGGTCAAAGTTGCGCTAGAGGGCGTTCCAAGGGCAGGAGTAACCAAGGTTGGGCTATTAGCAAACACCAAAGCACCTGAACCTGTTTCATCACTAACAGCAGAAGCCAAGTTAGCAGATGAAGGTGTAGCCAAAAAAGTAGCAACACCAGTACCCAAACCACTCACACCAGTAGAGATCGGCAAACCAGTTAGATTAGTTGCCACACCAGAAGCAGGAGTCCCCAATGCGGGAGTCACCAATGTAGGACTGTTTGACAGAACAACAGAACCTGTACCAGTAGATGAAGTTACACCAGTACCACCATTGGCTACAGGAAGAGTACCTGTGATGTCAGAAGTAGAAAGGCTAACAGCATCCCAAGAAACATTCGCTCCATCAGTTTGGAGATACTTGTTTGCGTTACTTGTCTGTGAAGGCAAGAGATTATTGATAGCCGCAGTAGCTGTAGAAGCTCCTGTACCACCATCAGCAATTGCTAAATCTGTAATACCAGTAATAGAACCACCAGTAATCGCGGCAGCAGAGTTATCTGTCTTAGTCGCAATAGCCGTGGAAATATTGTTGAACTCGGTGTCAATCTCAGTACCACGAACAATCTTTAGTGGATCACCAGGAGATAAGTTATCCTTGGTAGCAAAATTAGTACTTTTTGTGTAATTTGACAATCTATTCTCCTTGTGTGAGCTTCATACTCACGAAATCTTGCCATTCTTAGATTGAATTTCAATCTTCTGAATTGACAACTGAGTGCCGTTAATAGTGGTTTCGTAACCAGTTTGAACAATCTTACCTGCTCCAGACGCATTCACATCCAAAGTCTTAATCAACACGCCACCAGAGTACTCAGCAATGCCATATTCAGCAAGACCATACTCATAGTTCTTTTGTTCAGGAATGTAAGCATTGCCAGACAAATAGTTAGCGGCAAAATCAAAGCCCCACTTAATCGTCACATATTGGTTTGAGCCACCAATCACTACTGTCTTAATACGCTTTAGAACAGAAATCTGGTCTTGATTGCCTAAGTCAGCATGGTTTGTGAAATACGAAAATCGATAAGTAGAAGCATCATCTAAGTAACTGGCATACTTACCAATATATCCAGTCTTACCAATGTACAAATCGCCATTACGAAGCGCATACAAGGACTTTGGAGTGATGGAATCCCACTTAGTCACACGAGCCGCACCATCAGGCAATTGCATCTTTGTATCAAAGCAAAAGACTTGAGCTGTAACTGGCAAGGTTAACAAGTAAAAAGCATTCTTCTCTGAGTAAACAGACTTCAGATTAGCCAAAGTCTCTACTGCCAAAGAAGATACTAAGTCAGAGCGAACATTCTTAGATAGGTCACGCAAAGGAGCAGACTTCTCTTGAATAGTCCTCATCAAAGAGCGAACCCCTGAGTCTGACAAGAAAATTACATCAGTACCAATACTCTGAATTGAATCACGAGCAATACAACCAATAGAGCCTACTGTGTCGCTCAATTGAAGCGTAGCGGGAGTGGTAGCACCCTGATAAACAAGAATCTGTCGTTTACCAAAGATGAACAAGAAATCATTGTGAGCAGCCAAGCCCATGATTTCATCTGAACCATTAGGCCACACACGAGAAACATCCAATGTTCCTGTTGTGCCACCAGACCACACATGACCTGCAATCAAATCAGAGAAGGTAACTGTTACCTTGTCAGTAGATGTATTAGCAACCCACAAACGACCAAATGCTGAAATGCAGATATTGGCTTGCGGAACAGTACCAACATAACCAGTCTTTTCAGAAACTCTACGATAAGTAGTTGTACTTACAGCAGGGTCATAAATCAATGGGTCATAGCCAGACTGGAAAAAGTAAGTGATTCCATTTAAACTAGCGCAATGCCAGTTATCTGATGTAATGGTAGGAGCAGTACCGCCTCCTCCATAAGTCAACTCAGTCACAGCATTAGCTGTTCCTAGCTTGAATAACTTGTTGTTACCAGCAAATAGAACAGTCAATGTGCCATCAGTTTGAACTAACTCATGGATAACAGTTACATCATTAGCACCTAAATTACCAGACGAAGAATTAACCTTTGTCCAACCTTTTCTAGCACCAATACGACCATACTGGTCAATTACGCAATTAGACGCAACCAAAGCAAAGCCAGAAGACAAATCCAATGGAGAGTCTTGTGTATTCAGCCCATAGAAACCAGGCGCTGAAATGCTGTTACTTTGTAGTGGAGAAGCCATTAGACTGCCTCAAACATTGATTCTTCAGGGTAACGAGTGCTTTCTGTTGCAATAGCATCAGACAACATTCCTCTAAACAAAGCATAAGCCTCAGAAGAGTTAGTTCCTCCATCCTCACCACGCTCAATCAAAGCACGAGCATACGCACTCTGAGTCACCAAATAGTCTAATACCTTCACAGTATTGCTATCAGATGTCAATTGAGCTTGAGGAATAATCACATCAAACAAGATTGTGTAAGCGCCATCAGGAATTGGATACAAATCAATCTTTGTGTCACCACTAGAATCTACGCCATTGAAGCAGTATTCAGAGGGAATTCCTTGGACAGGAGTGACAAAGTTCAGCTTACGATTCATGCTCGTAAAAACAATATCCCCCAACACAACATTGCTAGTTGTATTCAAAGCATCCATCACACGGAACTTCTGACCTGATCCAGTCAAAGCATAAGAGTGTGTGCCACCAGTAGTAGTTACTGTGATTGTTTGTGAGAGGCAATTCCAAGTGTAAGCATCTTCAATCTGACGCTTGGCATCATTGACAAACTTGCCAATCAATGCGGAATAAGTGGTTTCTGATACTGTAGAAACAGTAGTCTCACGCAAACGAGTGAGTACATCATTGACTAATTCTAAGTAGGTCATGTTCTTTGCGCTCCATATAGCACGAATGTATTTGTGGAAGACATTGCTGAAGCAGATTCTGGCGTAATTCGCACTTGGTCGCCTTCTTCAAGCACAACATAAGCGCCACCATCAAATCTTACATACTGAGTAGCCGCAATCTGATAAGCATCAATTACAGTAATCTCAGCATTGGCACTAGAGTCGTACCACCAGACACTTACAGTCTTATTGTTGCCAGTATGGTTGGAGATGAAGCAAAGATTCCATAGAGCATAGTAACCAGTAGGCACAGTATAGACAGTAGTCTTTGAGCCTGCGGTTAGATTATTACCTACGGATATTGGTCTCACTTCTTATTCCTCTTAGAGATCGCTTTAGCCTTAGCTTTAGCGTCTTCCTTGGACGATGCTCCCCAAGCTCTAAGAGAAAGTAAAAGTCGGGTAGGCTTTCCATCTTTCATCTCAGCGCCAGGCATATTGCCCATTCGTGCTAAAAAGGATGCCCTACGAGGGTTATCTCCCGACTTGACTGGTGCTTTTAAATTACCACCTGTTTCTGCATTATACGATGCTCTTCCTTTGGCATTCAAGCCCCCAGAAGCAGATTTTCCTTCTTTTCTTTGCCAAGCAGGAGTCTT